ATCTACTACAAGATTAACTGTATAGACAGGTTCGTAGTTAGTGTTAGGGGAAGTGATGCTCGCCCAATAAGCTGTGCCGTTTAGTATTGCCATGTTGCTTTCCTCTGGTTGGTGTTAAATTAATGTGCCAGCATAACAATTTATTACTGGCTTGTCAACTGTTATTGGTTTCCAATAGAATCAAAGTCTTTTATGTCAGATGCTTTAATGAAAATGCCATCTTCCATGCGGCCTCTACGATCTTTAATATCTTCATAAGCATGATCAATACAATCCTTTAAGGATAGGTTATTACGGACTGCGATATTAATCAAGATCACAATGATGTCGCCGATGTCATCTATGGGTGTCTTCTTTTTACAGATACTGTCTGACAACTCACCAAGTTCTTGGATCAGTTTCAATACCTGTGCCTTGTCATCTGAGCCGTGGATTAAATTGCGAGCTAAGTGCCAAGACACTACGCGCTGAATTGAAATTTCTATTCCTCTATTTTCTTCTATCATTCTTTTCTCCGTTGTTTAATTCTTTATGATATGCTTCAAGTACTAGTTTGCTTAACATTACTTCTAGGTATAAATAGATCTTACTTCTGTACCACTTTTCAAATGCTAAAGGCTGCATAGAAAATAGTTGTTCTTTAAAATAACCTGACGCATGGCTATAGAGACAGTCATGTTCATAGTGTTTTAAAGAAAGGTTTAAACGTAGGTCTTGTTTTTTATAATACAGAGCTGCGTTTAGTATTGACTTGCGAGTAAAGCATCCTTCTTGTACGTGATAAAGATCGAGCACTAAAGAAGGATATGAATCAACATAATTGTGGCAGTAAGGAAACACCTCACTACACCAACGCAAGTTCTGAGTCAGCCACATAAAACAAATATCGTCTTTCTTTTTGTTGCTTACTTCGCTTAACTTTCCTGACCAGTTCGGGTCTTCAAATAAACAATTTGTTACAAACTTATCGAGCTTAAGCATTTGTATTTCTCCAGTTAAGTGTCAGCCAATCTGTATCTTCTGGCATCATTTGTACCAACGACCCAAGTTCTTTTTTTAATTTCTCGTAGGTGCCAGAAGTATTCATGCGCAATTGGTACTGTTCTTTGTGACATATATAACAACTGCCGCTGTAAGCATAGAATCTCCAGTGCTCACCAGCGTCTTCTACACGAACTACACCAGAGTTCATACGCCAACTGTCGCCTTGAGTATATCCCCCGCTCCATCCTGCTAACACTTTGTAAAAGGGAAATGTACCTTTGCCTTTTTTTATTTTTAACACAACCCAGTTGTCTGGATAGTACTCAGTCATTTCGCCCACCGTATCTTTCGTGATTCTCATACTTCTCACCGTCTCTATCATCCCGGTCATTCAGAGCAATACTCTTAACCTCATACTCATACTTACCACCACGCCAAGACTTTTCTATTTCTCCACATTGTTTTGCATCGTACTCGCTATCAAAGACACCTATAACATAAGAGTGCTGCTCGCGATCTCCCCAGCGTAGCATCTCTACTACATAGAGCGTCCTAGGTAGTTGTTTTTTCCTACAGTACGCCATTACTCACCCCGTCTGTTTGTTAGTTCTTATGTCGATCAATTGCAGTTTTTTCGTCACATGTGTTTGATGTGTCGATGCCAAAGTATTTAACCCTCAGCTTTTGTAGTTCCTGCTTCCAGTCTTTTGGTTTTTGTCGATCATGTAAATACTGAAGGTCACTAAGCATGTAAGTTGTTGCTGGCTTTAGATCAATACCAGACTTTATTAACGCTTCTTTAAGTAGCGTCTGGCGATCTTCTTCCTTTTCATCGGTCTGACATTGGCGCAACAGTTCCAGCGCCGACGTGCCTTCTAAACCTTTATGGTAAGCCTCATCTTTAATTAAACAGCCTACGGCGCAGCTCAGACCGCCTGCTCCTCTATAGGCGCACATGTCTTGTATTAGAGACTTTCTAATAGACCTCACACCCTGCGCCAACAAATGCGCTTCTACTTTGTTAAATACTTCTAGCATATTCATAACTAAAACTCCTCATATTCAGTTAAGTTAGCGAAGAAATTACAGACATATTCATTGCTTGCTTCTTCAAGGTCTCTTGGGTTGACACCTTCCAGCTCTTCCGGTGACCACACGGTGACCGCGTAGCCTGCTTGCCTTAGCTTGTGTATCATTACTTGTTGTTCGTAGTTTAAGTTTTTCATTACTATACTCTTTAGTCCAAAGGATTAATAAGTCACTACACGTCTACGGATATATTAGCGCGAGCCTCGTTGGATTTCGTCATACTCTTGAGACTCTGTTATAAAGTTTATAATATCCATTATCTCAACGTCATAGAAATTGGCAGCCTGTTTAATAGAAAATAAACCTTGTTTAATATCTACTTGCGCCTTCAATAACGCTTGAATCTCTGGCGTTAAACCCCCTTGCATATATTCTTTAAACACGTTGCTCACCTCTGGTTCTTTTTTCTTTTTAAAAATAGCGTCGAAGTTATCATAGAAACTTTGGCTTGTTGGTCTTGCTGTACTGCCTTTACCACCATGAGTTTGTCCTTTCATTCTTCTGCCTCTTCTTTAACTATTAAAAATATTATAATAATAATACTGACTGGTATCAAAAGTAAAAGATCTAAACTAAATAGAACATCTATCATCAATCTTCTCCTGAATATATTTTACCGAACGTAACCACCACAAATGGGAGTAGCAGAACTACCCCCTCAAATAACATTGCGATTACTTCTTCTGTAAAAGAGTTCTCAACCCAGACAGCTCTGGAATCAGTAAACTCTAAATCAAAACCGACCCCGTTGCGAATATTAATTGTGAAAAAATTAGAACCAAATTGCTTAGTCATATTATGCTGCTCTCATCTGTCGATTAAGTTTAACAGCTTCACGAACTAGTTGCTGTCTTTGATTTTGTACTGCTGCGATGTTAGCTATGGTGCCAGTCCTTACTGTTTTTGCATGAGTTGACCAGTCAGTCAAAGCATTATACACAGCCCAGTAATTAGTGCCTAGGCTCTTCGAATAAATATCTTTGTACTTATTCCAGATATATTCTAGGCTTGTATTTTTTCTAGGCATATCATATAAAACCATATCAGGTTGAGTAACTCCAGAATCAATAAGCTTAATAGCTCCTTCACATTTTAAAGCAGTGACAAAGAATTTAAATGCTGCTTGATCACTACACTCTGTGTTGTGCCACTGTTGCCAAAGGTCACGCTCTTTGTGAAACATCTGCAGAGATTGAGTAACTACTCTGCCACCCATCTCAATGTCTAAAGATTGTGTGTGCTTAGCTTTGTATATTGCAACACCACCGCTCACAAAAACTTGAAGATTTGTACACGCTGCTTGAATCGCTGCAGCGCTGAGCATGAAAGGCCATGTGCCGTCGAAAGAAGATATAGCTAGAAGGCTCAGAGAAGCTGTGTCGCCGTCAGAAGTCTTGTAAGTGTGCTCAGGTAAGCGGTATTTTACAAACGTTCTAGAGCCATCGTGTGAAGTCCTGATCGTTTCTTCCATGCCATTGATGGACAAGTCAGAACGCTCAATGATATTTCGAGTAACATCTATCATGTGTTTAGGTGCTACTGCTTTGTAACCATGACCGTGGACACCTAGCTCTTGACCAGTATCTGTACGATAGATAACAGACTTGGAGCTAGGAAACTTGGTTCGATATTCATCAGCAAAATAAACCAAAGGTGTAGTAGCTATATCGAAGTTAGCTTCTCCGTAACCACGGTTTCTAATTGCTGTAAGAGCTGTGTTGTTTGAAAACATTGGTATAATATTAGTCATTTCAGTATTCCTGTTTAAGTTTTGTGATATTACTATAAAATTATTTAGTTGTCAAGGTAGTTTCTGCATTGTTTTTAATACTAAAATATGCTATGATTACTTCATAGTTTTAAATATGTTATTAAACTAAATACAACTACCTACTAAGATGTCTTTAAGTTACTTACAAAGTATAATCATCTTCATCTACATATTCAAAGTGTGATGATGACATGCTCTTATTGATTACTTCTATACAGATACTACATATTTCTGTGTTAGGTTGTTTTATATCTTCTAATACTCTGAACATTTTATTACAGTAGCTACACTCATAAGTATTCATAGTCTATATACCTTTATAGTTTTTTATTTAACCACAAAGCAGAGAGCCTTTGTGCATCTGTTTCTAAATTACTGACAGGCGCAAAAGAAGGAGCCGGAAGCAACATTTTATTTGTTACTTTATAGTTTCTTAATAGCCTGCTACACATAGTTTTAAGTGGGATGTCATTGATCGCTGCATATTCTGACACCGTATAAAAAGCACCTGTTACTAAGTGCTCATGGCTGCCTATGAACTCAGCTTTTTTGGGGCTTGGGGACATCTTTATCTCCTTTGCTTAGAGCTTCTACGACTTCGACAAACTCTGTTTCTACTACTTTGGCGCCATATCTTTTGTACATGCTGTCCCGGTTATTTAATCTGGCATATGTTTCTGCTTCTTCAGGGCTTTCAGCTGCCACATTTATATAGTAACCAATTACTTCGGACATTAAAACCTTGTAAGTTTGTATCTCTGAAGTAACATCTATTTGCATCTTTAATTTATTGTTCATTTTTTTTACGCTCCTCATAAGCTTTTTGTTTGTCTTCTACTATTAGCCAAGAACCATACAGCCCAGCAGATACTAAAATAAAAAATACTAAGTACATAAATGCTTCAATCATTTTTAACGCCTCCTAAATAAGTTATTATATAGAATGTACCACCACGCTGTCCAATTTTATGTGCATCTTCTAAAGTTGCAGCGTACTGAGTACAGCCGAACTCGTCCCAGTTAATTGCCCACATAATTAATTTCCTCTAAGTCATCATCGTCCAAACCTTCTGCAAGGTATGAGCAGTCATAATCAGTTGCGGTATAAAGTTGTACGTTGCCCTTATTGTCAGTTAGGGCTTCTCCAT